CACGATCTCTTGTCAGTAGGGGATCGTGTTTACTATCATCCTTCAAGAAGAACTCAACAATGGGATGTGGCAATGAATAACCTTCCTTGAGAGTTGTCTCACGAACAATAGATCCAGCAGCACGATTCCTACAGATGACTTCCAGAGGAACGATGTCTACCTTCCTACAGATCATCTTATTAGCACCCACCATATTGATGTAATGAGTTGGGATGAGTTCCTTGGAGAGTTTCTCAAAGAGAAGAGATGAGATACTACAACAAAGAGAACCTTTACCCAGTGGATGATCAACCATCTCACCGTTGCCAGCTGTTACTTTGTCGTGATATTCAATGATGACACGATCAGCATCATCACCAGCATACACAGTTTTGACCTTACCTTCAGTAATTACTTCCATCAGTCACTCTCCACTTTGTACGTAATAGTAATTTGATTGTATACTTCATCTCGGTTATCGCTGTCATATACACGACAACGTTCTACCTTAGCATTTAATAAATTCACAATGTTATCCAGTTGATGTTGAGTTATGTATTTTTTAAATCCATCGTCCATCCAACTCTTGTTAGATCCTGGTGTGTTAAAGTCATCCATTATTCAATACCTGGTGGAAAAGTGTCAATCTCAGTCAGTTCGTAGTCCCAGTCCTCCATGACTGTATTAGCAAGGAATCTATCAGATAGCATTTCGAGTTCCTTCTCAGCATACTCTCTGCTCTCTGCTTCCAACCAAACATCAACTACCTTACCCAGTCTAAGTTTCTTGATATCTAACTCAGACAGTCGCTTACAGGCGTCTCTCACGGCGTTGCCTGGTGAGTCATCCACCTGTGATCGTAGTCGGATGAATACTAATGCTTTAAACTTCATGTTCGATTGATCTCAACAAGGATTTCTGTAAGTGCTTCGTGAATAATTTGTTTCAACTCCATACGTTCTTCTGGTGTGAAGATAGTACGTGTCTTTACTGGCATTGGGGGAACATCCCGTATAGGATTAGAGCTACCCATGGTGGGAATACCCATTCCTTGTGTGTCAATTTTGTCCATTAATGCTTTTAATCCAACAAGGTTTACATAACGAATTCGTCCAGCTACCATCAGGTGCCTGATGACCTACCTGAGGTGTTTCGTTTGCTGGTACCATTTTACCACACCCAACACATTTTGTCTTCCACATCTTCATAAGACTTCTTGTTCGGGGTTGAGGTTCTTTACAAATTGTTCAGGGTCTTTCTCAGACTTATGAACCCAATGATAACGTAATATCTCAAGTTCTGGGTCCCACGTTTGAACACAAATATAATCAGATTTCATATTGTTTAATCAATCTGTTAACTTGTTTCTTATCAGCCCCACAGGGGGCATTGCGTAGGCACATAAGGATCAACTCAGTATCGGTGATGGTAGGTTTAATCGTAAACCCCCACTTGTCAAGTTTACCAACTGGTGCCTCATGTGGATCAACTTTAAATAAATCAGTCACGTTGCCTCAATCATCAACATGTTTTATTTAATAGTTAATTAAAACCCCCACCACCGGATTTGTTCTTCCTATTGATCTTAACTGGCATATATGCCATTAAGTTTTCTTCAGATCTACTTTGGAGTAAAGATAACATTTTATCATGAGCATACTGATATCGTGCCCCTTCACTCATTTGGTCTAACAGATAAGTGGCAACGTCGTATCTAAGCTCTTCGAGTTCATTGCTGGTCATGGGTTTCTGTCTTTAACTTTACTTATTAGATAATATCGCCAAGAGGGATGGTATTTTGTTGATTATGTGATAATCTTACCTGAGTTTTGTGGGGTGATAATAGGAGAGAAGATTTCTTTGTAGTTCTGGACCAAGTCTTTGTTTGGTGTGGCAAAGTACACAATATTACTGGTGTATACTCTAACCTCAGTACCTCTCTCACCAAGAGGAGACCAGGGAACAAAGTTGATGTCTCCTTCCTTTGTTGGGACCAGAGCAACTGGGTCCTTCAGTGTCGTATAATCTTCAGATTCACTGACAACTTCAGCAACAACCATTTCGTTAGATTGTAACCGGATCAATTCAATGGGCTCGTGATTCATAATAAACCTTCGTTATTGAGATAGTGAAGGGTTTCTTTCAACCCTCCGATGTGTTCGTAGCCAATGGCAACTTGTGGATACTCTGCGTGGGAACCAAACTCACTATTAAAATCAGTCTGACTGAAGTCTTTATCTAAAATGTATTCTAGAAACTCACCACCCACACTAGACAGGAGCATCTTAGCCCTGTCACACTCTTGATTGTTATTGCTATAGAGGATTACTGATGGTAGACTCATAAGTCACCTTCCTGTCGGTTCTCCGAGTAGTAGGGGTCGAATTCACCACCAGGATATCGAGCTTCTAGTTTCTCCACATTCATCTCAACGATCTCCTCAATTGGAGTGTCAAGAGCGATAAGACATTGGGTCAGATACCACATCACATCACCAAGTTCTCGCTTCAGGTGAAAGATAGTTTCTTCATCCCACTTCTTACCCTGGAAGACCAATTTCTTGACGATCTCCATAACCTCACCACCTTCAGCGGTAAGACCAACGGCACCAGTTATCAAACGTTCAATATTAGCACCTTTCTCATCCAGTGAGACTAGACGATCACTGAGTGCAAGGAAGTCACGAGACTCGTCAGAAGTAACAGCATCGACAAATTTACGATACTTCTGGAAGTCAATTTGCTTAGTCATGAAAATAGTTCTCTTAATTCAGATTGAGGGTTTATGTAACGATATTTCTCTACCCTAGAATAAGGATAGAGGCTGAGAATGAAGTTTAGGTCTCGTTCAGAAGTACAACATCGGGTACCATTACACAATAGTGGTACATCAGATACGAGACGAATCAAATAATAATAGTCATGTTCCATTAGTAATTGAAGTCAGCAAATGAGTTCGATTTGAATTTTGACTCAGTGTCATTATACTTGGTTGTGGGTTCGCTGTCAAGAATGTCGTCTTGGGCTGATTGTTCTACATCATACAACCTCATCTTGGCTCTATCGATACCCACCACGAACTTGCGGTGATAACCAGCGTCATTGTATCTATTCTTGAGTTGTTTGACCATTATCTGACCCATCTCTTCGAGTTCATCGTTAGAAATAAGAGCAAACATGAAGTCGGCAGTAGCAGGAAGGCCAAAAGACTCAGACGTATCAGTGAGTGAGACATCGGTTGAAGAAAATCCAGAACGAGTAGTTTGTGTAGCTGAGATTATAGGAACATTGTATTGAACGGCTAGACCTCTAAGTTCTTCGGCAATACTCTTGACAACAGTATAGCTATTGACGTTGGAACCAGCACGATAGCGACTAGAGTTGCATATGTTGAGATAATCAATGAAAACGATATCAGGGACGAAATTCTTTTTGAGGTGTAATTCTTTGAGCAGTGCGTCGAAGTGTCCACTATGTGCAGATGCGGTTGGGTATTCTTTGATGAAGAGTTGACCTTGGGTCTTCTTCTGTAGATTATTTACCCTTGATTCAAATACGGGTCGAGGAATTTCTACGATATCTTGAACATTTGTATCTAAGAGGTTCGCGTCAATTCGTTCAGCAATTCTCTCTTCCGCCATTTCAAGAGTGATGTAGAGAACGTTCTTCCCCTGCAGGAGACAGGAGCTAGCGAACGAGCACATGAATAGAGACTTTCCGACGCCTGTACCAGCAAGAGCGATGTTGAGAGTTTTATTAGGGATCCCACCTTTCGTAATTTTGTCAAAGTATTCGAGTCCAAAGCTGATTCGTTCCTCTTTTAAGTGATAGAAATCATAACGGTCGTTATAATCATTTAGATAGTCGTGACCCACATGTGGATCAAAAGATACAGCCAGAGCATCAGATAGAATAGAGGGTATAGACCCCCGTTCATTTTCACTCTTGCCGTCGTGAATGGAAATGGATTCAAGTAAGGCAAGATAAACAGCCCTCTCTTGACACCACTTTTCTGTTGCATTGATTAGAAACTCCAGGTTTCCTTCTTCTCTGCCCTCTCTATATACCTCTTCTGCGAGGGTGATGATTTCGGTGAAGTCGTCACCGGATAATCCTTCATGAGATTCAAGGGCGACCGCGTATTCGGATTGAGTGGCACATTGGTTGTATTGTGAAAAGTGTTCAGCCAAGATGCTAAACGTAGTACGTCCGATGGTCGTCTCAAAGTATATGTCCTTAAGGTATGGAAGTACCTTTCTGGTGTAAGTATCATTGTGAGAAAGCCCTATTAAAACGTTTGTTTCAATGCTTGAAATCATGTATAGTGAAGGTAGGTAGACATAATGAATTTACTACCAGTTTTGACTGGTAGACCGGCATGAGGATATTGCCAAGTGGGAGGGAATACCAAGACAGACCCACGATGTGGTTTAATCATAGGTCCATTGTGGAATTGGGTTTCTCCACCTGTAAAGTCATCGTTCAGATAAAACAAGAACGAAAGATACCTCTTTGCCGAATTGTGGTTACCCACATCAACATGGGTGTCAAATTGTTCACCGGTACCTCCATTATAACACTTGACCCGGAACTCTTCAAGTGAGAGTGTGTTTGTTGGAAACCAGTGGGTTTCGACCCTGAGTTTGGACATATACTGAGAAAGTGCTTCCCTCGTGGGACCGATAAGATGATTCAGTAACTCCTTGTGATTTGCATTTAAGTTTACTTGAGTAAAGTTAATGACTTCATTTTTAACTTTCTCTTTTGACTTACTCATCTCAAAAACAAGACAGAGATAATCACAGAGTTCTCCATCTAAAACATCAGGATAAACTTTTATGAAATCTTCAAGGTGTCTCAATCGACTCTTTCCTCAAAGTATTGACCAACAATGATAACACTATTCGTGTCTTCCTTGGTGGCAACTGTTTGTCTTAATCTGTAAGAGTCATTATCGAGAAGCCGGATCTCTTCTCTATAGGAAACACCATCATATGATGTCACAAAGACCACAGTGTCATCATCAATCATGGTCATATCTGAGTTAGTTGGAGCATCAGAGAAGTAACCTTTGTCTCGTTTTAAAAGGTTACCATCAATCACCATACTCATATCACCATCACTGGCGTCACCTTCCCAACTGATTGAAACATGACTACCTTCGGTATTTACAGAGAAGTTGGTCGTATAGTTATCAGCCTTTCTCTTGGGTCCATACAAGTAACGTCGACTGGAAGTCCAGTTTCCATTACTGCGCCTGAACCATTTCATGAAGTTAGTCATTCATTTCCTCCATAGGAGTAGTTTTCTCTTGCAATGACATCGAGTTTTTCCATTACCTCTGGGGTGAAGTACTTCTCGGGGTCTTTGAGAACTTCTTTACCATAGATTTTCTTCCCATCGATTTCATATCGACCGGCTGTCTTCTTCCACAATCCACCAAGTTCACCAAGTTCGAGTAAGCCATAGTATGTGTCGAGTCCCCTCTTGTCATAGTATAACCTAATTTCTACCTGTTGGTTCTCTTTACTTAAACGTGACTTAGCAGTCTTTGCCTTGATAATGTTTCCAATGACTTCCGTTCCATCTTTTTCTTTCTTCTTACTAAGGTAGATGATAGTAGAAGCAGCGTACTTGAGCCCACTACCACCTCCCATTTCCTTCGTAGGTACATAGGATCCGATAACGTCGTAAGTGTGATTTGTGACAATGAGAGGTACATCAGCCTGTCCAAGTTTGAGAGTGAGCATTCTAAAGGCACCTTTGACCAATTGAGATTTGGTCATGTCACGAACGTTCTTGTCAGCAAGAGCGTCAGTGATTTCTTTTTCTGTAGAAAGCATACCGAGAGAGTCGAGAACAAACAACATTGGTTGTCGTTCTGATTCTTCGACTTTCAAATATTTATCCACACATTGTAGTGCTTTCGTCCTAAATTCTTCAATCGTAACAACATTCAGAACAACAACTCGCTCAGTGTCGATATCTCTTGATTCGAGAAGAGAACGTGTGATAGCAGATTCGGTGTCGAAATATAAACAAACAGCATCAGGGTTACTAGCAAGAAAGCTACGAACGACCGCCAGTGCAAAGAAAGTCTTTCCTGTAGAGCTCTCGCCAGCGATTGCGGTAATCTTATTACCAGAAAAGCCACCGTTAATACTGCCACTAATAAGAGCATTAAAAATATACGAACCTGAATCAATATATCTTTCAGTTTCGTCAATATTGGATGCGATTGTTGCATACTCATCACCGATGTCTGAGATTAAGTCTTTGATAAACGTCATGAAAAGAAGTCAATAAGTGTTGCTGTGTGTTCTGTTTTCCACCCGATACACTCTAGGATGGATCTTAGTGGGTCGATGAAACCTTTGTCATACATTATATCATAATCAACATACTGAAGTAAATCCAAGTCGTTTGGAAAATCACTGATAAATGAAATGACATTCTCACCTGTTGGGTTGGGTATTTTGAGAAGACAATATTTGATCTTCTCACCATCCTGAATTAGGTTGTATTTCTTATCCAGTCCCTTCTCATGAATAAGGTGGTTGAACATCAACGACCCACGAACATGAATAGGTGTGGATTTTTTGTAGATGGTTGTCCCATCTCGATACTTATTTACATTGTTGGCTGATCGTGGGAAAGAAATTTGTTCAGGTGAAAGAGTATTAAACTCTTTCCTCTTCTCTTCAATGTAGTTGATGACTTCCTCTTCTGTTCCAGACATCACAAGATTAAGACAATCTTTGATGTACTTACGACAGGGAGCGGGTGTTGATGACTTCACAGCCTCAATACCCATCATCTTCAGTTTAGGTTCCTCATAACGAACACCTTCATTGTCCCACACATTCAGAATGTATCTCTTCTTGGCAGTCCATACACCCCTATTGGCGATACACTCTCGTTTCATCACCAGTGTCTTCTCATAACACTGGAGGTAATCGGAGAGTTCGTCATAGGAAGTATCAATGAAGGGGACGATTTTGTCCTCACAGAACTTATCTAAAACATCAACAACTCTCTTGGGGTCTTCAATAGAGTCACCAAACACACCAGTAACAAGATCACCAAGATTGAGATAGATTGAGTCCGTGTCGGAGGCAATAACATAGTCTTTCCCCTCAGTTTTAAGGATAGAGTTTACAAACTCATTTAGTTTCCTTTCAATCCAACGAATGCTTACCTGACCAGTTAGAGTAATAGCCTCTGCGTTTTCAAGTTTGTAGTGTCTGAAGTATTGATTACCCAAGGCACCATAGAGGGAGTTAAGACAAATCTTTCTCACCTGTTGGAAGTTACTGAACTTAGTAACATCTTTCACTGTTTG